CCCCTGAGCGTCCGAGCAAATAAAATTGCTCAGGCAATCCGAGCTGTAGCCAACGAAGTCGAATCTGATTTGGCTGGCTTACAGGCTACGTTCTCACGAGCATACGGCACCGCTGGCACTACGCCATTCGGTACTGCTAATGATTACACCGATGCTTCCAATGTTCTCAAGATCTTGAAGGACAACGGTAGCCCGCAGAGCGATAACCAGTTGGTTATTAATACTGCTGCTGGTGCTAACTTCATTGGTAAGCAATCAGCGGTTAACTCTGCTGGTACTGACTCAATGCTGCGTCAAGGCGTGTTGCTTGATCTTGCTGGTATGCCTTTGCGCGAATCAGCTCAGATCGCAGACTTCACTGCTGGAACGGGCACAAGTGCAACCACTGACGATTCTGGCTACGCTGTAGGCGCTACGGTCTTGACCTTGGCATCTGCTGGTACTGGAACGCTGTTAGCTGGTGACGTTGTAACTTTCGCTGGCGACAGCAACAAGTACGTCATTACCTCTGGCGATGCTGATGTATCAGGCGGTGGAACGATCACTTTGGCGGCTCCAGGATTGCGCGTTGCTATGAGCGCTGCTACCAAGGCAATCACGGTTGTTGCTTCTTCTGCTCGCAACATGGCCTTCAACCGATCCGCTCTTGTTTTGGCTGCTCGTGCACCTGCGCGACCCGAAGAAGGCGACATGGCTGAAGACGTGATTGTTATCACGGATCCGCGCTCAGGTTTGAGCATGGAATTCGCCATGTACAAAGGCTATAGAAAAGTACGTTATGAAGTCGGTTTGGCTTGGGGTGTTAAAAAACACAAGCCCGAGCACACTGCATTGCTGCTTGGCTAAAACCTCTGAGATGGGCTGCCCCGTTTGGGGTGGCCCTATCAGTTAAGGAGTGAAGAATGTCGGTAGTTGAAACGGTAGTTGTGGTACGGAAAGACCACCCAGACGGTAAGGTAGAAATAAACAAATCAGATCTGACTGACAAAGATGTAATTTGGTCAGATAAACCAGCGCCTAAAGTATCCAAAAAGGCTAAGTAATGTCAGCACAGGGCATCAGGTTATCGACTTCTGCCAAAGCAGATACCTCGCATGAGCTGGTGACTAGGGTTGAAAGATTGCCCGTTGACTCGATCAACAATGACATAGCTCGAGGCAAAGTACCTAACGCAAGCCCTTTTAATTCGTTTGGTCAAAGAGTGTTTAGCGGGGCCGTATCAGATCAAATGATATGGTCGAATGGCGCGTTTATTGGCCCAGCAATCGGCGGTCTACAGATGTCAGTTGTGAGCACAAGCGCTAATGACGCATCAGGCGGCACTGGTTTAAGAACGGTTGAAGTTCATTATTTAGACACTGAACTAGTCGAGCAAGTTGAAACTATAACGCTCAACGGCACGAGCCCAGTAACAATGTCGGCAACAGACGTTTATTTCATCAACGAATTCCACGTCGTAACTTTTGGATCTAACAAGAAAGCAGCAGGAGACATCACGGTTTATAATGGATCTGATGTTTACGCCGAAATTCTAACGGGCGAGAACACGCAATTTTCGTCAGCTAAGATGGTTCCTAAAGGCAAGGTTTTCTATTTAGCGGGCGCGATAGCTGGCAGCTCAAGCTCAAGCTCAGATTCAAGAGTAACTGTAAAATTGGTGGCAAACAGATATAACGGAATAACATTTGCTGATCCGTTTGTTTTCATACCTTACGGATTGGTAGAGCTGCAAGACAGCACAGTGACATACAACTTCCCTATTCCGTCGGGGTTCCCCGCTGGCGTGGTAGTGGGATTGTTAGCAACAACCGACAAGGCTTGTCTGGTGACGGGCTCATTGTACGGATGGATTGAGGACGCATAATGGCGACAATTATTGTTGAAACAGGCGCAGGGTTGACCAATTCAAACAGCTACGTTTCCGAGGCTGATCTTGCAACCTATGCAACAGACCGAGGCATTACGATAACAGGTACAGCGGCAGTCCTAATCATCCAAGCAATGGACTATTTAGAAAGCCGTCAATTCCTTGGCACTAAGTCAGACATCGATCAAGCGCTCCAATGGCCCCGTTTCGGGGTTGAAGTGGATGCGTATTACGTTGACTCAGACGAGATCCCAACGCTGCTAAAACAGGCTGAGATGGAGATCTGTATCGCCATAGACGGCGGCGTTGATCCTTTGGCTAACTTAGGCCGCGAGACCAAACGAGAAAAGGTAGGTGATCTTGAGGTTGAGTATGCCGTTGGAGCAAGACCAGATACTTACCTGACCGCTGCTGAGGCTAAATTACGAAAGCTGTTAGTCAACCCTTATAAGGTGTATCGTGCCTGATTATGTAGCCCTTAAAGGTACAGCGACCAGCCTGATAACTCAGTTTGGCGCAACTGCCACGTTCACTAGGACGGGAAGCAGCACGTTTGATCCAGCGACAGGAACGTATAGCGGAGGCTCAACGGTTACTGTGACGGGCAAAGGCGCAAGATTAAATTTTACCAAAGGCGAAATAGACGGCGAAACAATCCAGCGGGATGATGTTAGGTTAGTCTTTCAGGCTGGGAACGGTGCGCCACTAATTGACGACAATTGCAACTTTGGGGAACTTTGATTCAGTTGATTATCGGGTCATGGATGTTCGGACGGTATCGCCATCTGGAACGGATGTATATTATGACGTTCAGCTTAGACATTAAGGAGTTTGCCAAGAAAGTCGACAAAAATATTGACGATGTTGGGCGAACAGTCGCCATTGATTTATTTTCGGCGATAGTAAAGCAAAGCCCAGTAGATACGGGAAGATTCAGAAATAACTGGAACGCAAGTATTAACGGGCCAGACTTATCAACAATAGAAACAACCGACAAATCTGGGAAAAAGGCAATATCGGGAATTGTAAATACAGCAAAAGCGTTTAATTTTAGCGCAGAAGGGACTATTTTCCTGTCCAACAATCTTCCGTATGCTCAAAAAATGGAATACGGATGGAGTAAGCAAGCGCCAAGCGGAATGGTCAGAGTAAACATAGCTAGGTTCCAGTCCGCAATAAAGAAAGCAATACAGAGTTTGCCAAAATGACGACAACATTCTCAGACATTAGCGCAGCGCTTGACAGCAGATTAAACACGCTGTCTGGTTCGTCGCCTATTGCTTGGCCAAGCACAGTATTTAAGCCCACAAAGGCAACGCTGTATTTACGGGGAACAAATTTACCCGCAGGAACAGAGCAAGCTGGGTTGGGGTCAAACGGTTTAGACGAGCACCTTGGTATTTATCAGGTGGACGTTTTTGCACCAGCGGGGAAAGGTAGAGGGCCAGCAGAAGTGAAAGCTGATGCTATTGCGGATCATTTTAAACGAGGCACTGACTTGGTATATAATGGGGTCACTGTGCGCTTGGGTAATGTTTCGCGCAATGCGGGAATAATAGACGATGACCGATATGTCATCTCAGTTTCGATCAACTATATGGCTCATGTAGCCCCGAGGTAACTTATGACAATTGCAACAGGCTCACGGCACGACATGGCTTACATTGCCGAAACTACTTTTGGCACGACTCCAGCAACGCCAGCATTTACCCCGATTCGACATACAGGAACGACCCTTGGGTTGTCTAAAGATGCGATTGAATCGGAAGAACTCAGAGAAGACCGACAGATTGCTCATTTCCGACATGGGAACAAAAGCGTGTCAGGCGACATCAACTTTGAGCTTTCTTATGACTCGTTCAATGATTTAATCGAAGCGGTCGCTTGCGGCACTTGGACTTCAGATGGCGATCCAGAAGTTTTATTGGTCGGCTCCACTTCCAGATCATTTACTATCGAACGGCATCACGAAGATATTGGCAAATACATTCGATCCACTGGCTGCTCATTCAACACTATGAGCTTATCGGTAGCGCCTAACTCAATGGTCACGGGTTCGTTTGGAGTCATCGGCAAAGACTTGACCACTTCTGCTGCTGCAATTAGTGGCGCAACCTATAGTGCCGAAACGACCACCGCTCCTTTTGACAGCTTTACAGGGTCAATCACTGAAGGCGGATCAGCAATTGCGGTTGTTACAGCGCTTGAATTAAACATTGATAACGGCATGGAGTCCCAATACGTTATCGGGGACGCTACAACGCTTCAGCCGCCTTTGGCTAAGTCAACGGTAACGGGTTCAGTGACGGCATACTTTGAAGACACAACTCTGATTGATAAATTCATCAACGAAACCGCCTCAAGTATGCAATTCACGCTGACCGATGCTGCTGGCAATGATTACATTTTTGATCTGCCTAATATCAAGTACAACAGCGGCAACCCTGAAGTGGGCGGGCCTGGCGCAATCACGGTCACTTTGGACTTCATTGCTTTGTATGACGCTTCCACTGGTAGCCAATTAAAGATCACTAGAGACGACGCATAACGGAATTAAAGCGAGGAGAGTCGCGTGGACGTAAAGAATCTTTACACATTAGAAGCACACGAAGACGGGGCCGAGATCCAGATCAAAAGCCCCGCCAACAATGAACCCACAGACTTTTATATTAAGGTCAAAGGGGTTGATTCTAAGGCATATCGTGAAGCGGTCAGGAAGTATCACCGCAAGCTGCTAAACGATGAAGAAGGTGGCGAGATTGATTTGCTAACGGCAGTCACAATCGGTTGGCGCGGGTTAAAGAGCGGGAAAGATACCGTTGAATTTAGCCCTGAAGCCGCCAAAGGGCTGTATGAAAACGCTCCAAGCGTGGCGACGCAAGTTGATAGGTTTATAGCTGACAGGGTAAATTTTACGAAAGGCTGACCAAAGAGTTGTCCGTTTATGCCAAGTGGCAGTTCTGGGCAGCTGGAAACGACAAAGGATCAAAGGTCAGCCGATTACAAAACCTCAAGCAAATAGAAAAGTCAATTGGTCAGCCGCCAAAGCAATTAGCAGAACGACCAGAGTTGAGGTCTGAGCTGGCTTACTTGTGGGCTTTGTTTGTGTCATTAAAAAATGCAAGTGAAGGAGCCATTAGCTAAATC